AGAAATAATATTATAATCGTCTTAGGTTAGATCCTTTATGGCTATACTCGATTTCATAATAAAGCTGGTAGCTGTATTGCTAATTGGACTTCTGATATGGGTCCCTTTCGGCATCGCGTTTAGAGTTACTAAGCCGCTGCCTAAAGAGGATGACGATTAATGCTACATTTCATCGCCCAACCGCTGCACGAGTTCTTTCATACGTTCCAGTTGCTCATCCTTACTTAACCGAGGCTTCGTCTCCGGTTGATGCGTTTTGTCCCATGGGAGCGGTATCAACTTCTGAGGATAAATCCTCTTCTTTGAGTGAGGCTGAACGGTGATCGCCGCCAGAATCCGTGTCTGTTCCCAAGATTCTCTGAGGACCAATTCCTGAGCATCGTTATAAGCGGAGAAGACAGCTTCAAATTCATCGAATTCAAGCAAGCAGAAGTCTTCAAAACTCAGTCCGATTTTCCCTAAAGCTACGCCTAAGAGTTCGAGGATCCCTGCGGACTTTTTTTTTCGTCTGTCGCTGAATCCTCAACCTGAAGAGACTTACTCCATTCCCCCATTTCCTCAGGAGAGAGGCTGTCGGCAAAATCCATCAGTGAAAGATCGAACTTCTTACCGGCACGCTTCGAGGCAGAGGCCACGCAACACCATAAATAAGTACACAACTCGGTGAAACTTTTCGGATCTATCTCCGTGATCTCCTTGCCGGTCTCTTTCTTGAAGCGGAGCATTGCCCCCATCGTAGGCTGACAGGGGAATGCTTCACCATTAATCATGATCTGGATCTTACTCATAGCTATGCAGCGGGTTCGGGTGTTTCGGTGATTTTCGTGTCATCAAGGGTTTCAGGTTCTCCGTCATTTTCAAGGGAAACGCTGTAAGTCGCATCGTCCTGGGCCGGTGCCGATTCTTCGCATGAGGCAATTACGAAATTGCCCGCAAGATACGGGGTATCCGTATTCTCGCGCTCCATGCACTTGACCTGAACGGACTTCCCTTTGATCCATTCCTTGAATACTCCCTTGAACCCCATCTCTGTTTCATTGTAGAATCTGAGACCTTCGGCCGAGATGGAGATTGAAAGGCCGACAACGCCTTTGCCCTTCCACAAGCCCGAAGAAATTCCCTTAGACGCCACCGGTTTTACGGCGCGCTCTTTAGTCTCACTGTTGCACGTCATGGTGTGAGAGGTACAGTGGCCTATCGCTTTCCCTCCGATGTAGAGGAGGATGTCACTACCGTTGACGTAACCGGTTTTTGTAGTTGTTGCCATTTAATTATTAAATTTTGATTGAAAATACTAATTGTTGGATGCAGGCGTCGCCTTCAAAGCCTTCTTCCCCGTCTTCAAGCATACAGCTTCTGATCCGCAGAGCGCCGTCATTGTTCGTCGCCTTAACGCCGTCGAGAGCGTTCCTGACAGCCTCGGCTAATTCAAGCCCCTCCGTATAGCCCTCGGACACACAGACTACCTCTATGGAGAGAGTATCGGCGAAGTCCGCCGTCTTCTGTGCGATCTGGCCAAAGCCTATTCGACGATACAGGATATATGGCATAGTCGCGTCATCAGCAATGACCGGAAAGATCCTCTTCGTGCGCTGACTCACTTCCGGATCTTCAAGCAGGATTTCCCGGATGAGATACCCCGCGCTTAATGATGTCTTACCTACAGCCATATTTCAATGCTACTTTTTGCACATTCTCCCTTATCTGAGCATGCAGTTTCTCGGTAACTGATCCACGAACTTCTTCAAGGGTTTTCTCCATAAAGGCATATCGAGGCATCAGCCCTGTGCGGTGTCCCCATCTGCCTATACGTATTCTTTGACGTCTCGGAGCGGTTCCGCCTTCCGCCCATACCAGAATAGGTTTGGTTTTACCCCGTCGGTTGTTGTGCATGGCTGCCTTATCTCTTGTATTACGTTTCTTCGCGGGTTTCTTTGTGCCGATAGTCACACGAAAACCGGCCTTTCTCTTGAATACAAGCGCCCTGATACCTTTCTCCAGCTGTCGGTTTGAATTAAGTCCCGAAGCCCTCAGATTGCCTATAGCTATCTTGCGGACTTCATTGGCCGTGCGTCTGAACCCTCCCTTCAGCGCTTTAAGACGCTGCTTTGGATCGAGTTCGGCGAAAAGCCGTTCAAGGTTAGAATCGTCGTAGGTAAATTCCATGATCTTAGGGATTGAAACGTTCACAAATAAGAGTCAGCATGCCGCGGTCTCTGTTGGGTTCGATGTTGGTGACAGTATAGACATAGCCGCCCAACTGCTTCACCCTCCAATTCTCACAGATCTTGTGCGCGTCGCGGATGTTGAATTCCACATGATAGTCAGGGAAGCGTTCTCCGACCTCGTTTGACCGACGCCCTGAGAACTTGACTCGCTCGGCCCAGATGATCTGTCTCGGCTCGAAGTCAGTACGCTCCGCCCCGAACCTGTCGGTTTTCCTGACAGGTTCGAGTATCTGCAGCTTATATTTCATTCTCCCCGCCTGCATCGTTGACTAACTTCCAATATGGTTTGACCAATGACTGTAGCCCATCCGGCACTTCGTGCATCTGTACGGTGCTGACGCTTTCGCGCTGGTTGTACCAATGGCCCGCAAGCATCATTATGGCATGCTTCAACGGTACCGGGAACATTCCGCCGTTACTGTCGGTCAGTTCCTCTATAGTGCGGTTGGTCGCAGTAACAACCGATACCTCGGCCGCTTCCAACAGATGCGTAAGATACTCGTCATCCGCCGTGAAATCATCGGCGTTGACGTGTTTCTTAAACAATGCCAAACTCACTACAGCCATATCCTATAATCTTAGGCAGTAGTTACCTTGCCGAGCATGAACGCTTCAGGGCGAAGCGTCTTGGTGCCGTAATTGACGTTGAGAACGAAATCAACGCTGTCCTTGCGGGCCTTGCTGTAGGGATCCACAATGAAGCGGAGGGAGCCGAAGAGGCCCATAGGCTGATAGCGCCAGTCGCCAAGGCCGATATATTCGGTGATGGAAGCAATGGCGAAGATGTCGCCAGATGTGTTGTCGGCAGTGGGAAGCTCAGAGGCCTTCGATACCTGACCTTTGACGGTATCGCCGCTTGCCAGAGTATAGTCGGCCCAAGCAGTACCGTTCCATTTTTTGTAGGTCTTCGATACCTGACGGATCTCGTTGGTGGTATAGACAGGCAGACCGCAGAGCATTCCGTTCTGGAGCATGGGAATGTAGATACCGGACGAATTGATCGGAGTGCCTTCGAGTGTGGCGGCCATGCTCTTTGACATGATCCAGCAGAGATGATCGCCATCTATTCCGGTTTCGAGGGTTTTTGCCTTCATGTTGACATTGAGCTCCTTGAAGGAGGGAGTGGCGCTGAGAGTGACCGCAGAGGCCACTTTTCCTACGAACGGTCCTACAAGATTGGTCGCGCCGTTGACCTTGGCGGTAGAGAAAAGGATCTTGTTGAGAAGCTGACGGATGGCCTTCGGCATGATCTCACGGATCACCATCTCAAGGATGCCGTCGCTCTGTTCAAGCGACTGGTTCGTCACGGGAATCGCGATACCTACACGCTCCGGAGAAGCGGTCATTTTCGAGAACGGGATCTTGGTATCGGAAAGTTCGACACCCTCACCGAGGATCTGAGCCTCTACCATCTCATACATCGGCCATACGAAATCACCGCTCAGACCGGTAGGCATAGGAAGACCTACCTTATCCAGAATGAAGCCTTCAGTAAGGGGCTTCATGATTTCCTGAACGTTGAGTGGCACAATGCCGCCGGTGGAGACATCCTGAACCATCATGAGGTCGCGCACAAACAGGATCTCCGTCTTCTGGCCGTGGGCCGCATTCTCGCGGATGATCTTGACAGCCTCGGCGGCTGCATTAGGATTCTCGCGCAGATGTTCAGCGGTAGCAACCTGCATTTTCATCTGAAGCAGCTGGTTCTCGCGGGTTATTGTCTCGAATTCTTTGTCCTCGGCCTCCGTGCGCTCACGCTTCTCTTTCTGCATGGCTTCGGCAATCTCATTGATGCGGTCGCAGTTGGCCTGATACTTGTTTACCAACTCGCGGACGCTCAGCTTTTTTCTTTCTTCTTTTTTCATTACTGAACATTTATGTGGTTAATGATTATATTAGCTTTTGCGAAGCAACGCGGCGCATTTCGCGCATCTGCTTGTCAATTTTTTCAATGTCAGGTTGAGATTCCGGGACAGCCGATTCTCGAAGTCCGGCGGTAAATTCGCGGGCCTCAACGGAAGTATCGGGATATGCCGGGTCCGCGGCGAGAGTGAAGTCATATACTCCTGTCACGGCCTTGACCGTATAAGTGATCTCAGAAGATCCGTTCACGACTTTAGCGCTACGTTCTACGAAATCGCTGTCCCAGTAGCGGGTGGTGAATGCGAAGCTGCACCCTGATATGTCGCCGCGCCTGACTGCGCTAAGCGCCTCGTTGCCGTTTGGCGAATCAGGGAGCTCCAGGCTGAAGCCTACGCCCTTTTCATCTACGAAATATTCCAGAGTCCCGGACCCTTTGTTGGAGCGGCCAAGAATGATCTGCCGATCATGGAACATCGTGAACTTGATGTCACAACCGTCTAACAGTTCTTTTGTGATTGCCTCAGGGGCGATCACTTCGCGCGCTTCGCTGTCCTCGTCGCTCCAGAGCGGCGCTGACGGGGTGTTAAAGAGGATTGCATAACCGGTTATAGTGCGGCTGGGAGCATCGCCCTCGGCCTCACGCACGCGCAATTCGGCATTGTCAACGCGTATCATGCGTTTTACCTCGGTGTCTTTATTCTTCTTCGTTGCCATTTTCCGTATTGTTTTCAGGGGCCTCCGGGGCTTGCTGCTCCGCCTTTGCCCCAATTTCGTTTATCCCTCTCAGATTGGCCGAGACCATAACCGTATCAGCCCCGTCAACGGGAGCGAGATTATTCATCCGGCGGACCTCATTAACAGTCGTGCCGAGTTGCAGCAGCTTCGTGCCGTAGTTCATCATGCCGTTGAGATCGCATGCGAACAATTCGCGGCGATCGAACTGAAATTTGTATTTATGGCAGAGTTGGGGAGCTATGAGTTTCCGGCGCAACTCGGTTTCTATATTCCTCAGTAGCGGGTTGAGCGTATGGCTCAGGAAGTCAACATCAGCCTGCTCTACCGTCTTATAGTTGTTGCTGGTGTCGGCATAAACGAACGTGGGCGGGACGCTGAAGAAGCGACAGATCTCTATCACCGTGAACTTACGGCTCTCGAGAAACTGCATGTCCGTAGAGCTGAGTGAGATCTGTTTGAAATCTACCTGACCGGGCAGACCGACGATTCTTTCTCCGCTCTGGAATAGACCGTCTAAATACTCAGCAGTCCGCTGCACCTCCTTGTCCTGTATCGCCCCGAACCCGCGCACACTTGTGTCATTCGACACTATACCGCGCACGTTGCCACCATTAGCGAAACGGTTTAAGGTTTCTTGATCGCCGGTGTTGGCGATCCCCATTGTCAGACGGGCATGGGTCAGCACGCTTACGCCTCGTTTGCTGCTGCGAAGCGTGAATCCTTTTATGTGGATGATCCTGTCTTCCTCGAAAGTGCCATAGATGCCGTTCTCGGCATCCTTTACGCTATAAATGTCATTGATTGTATCGTGAGAAACGGTCCCTCTTCCACACAGCGCCAGCCTGTCTAACATCATGCTGACATTATTATATACAGGAACTATATATGCGTTGCCATCCAACAGCAACTCCTGAACTACCTGACGCCAGAAGTCGAATGCGTTGAGCGCATAGTCAGGCTGCACGTTCAGAAGGTAGTCAAGTCTTCTGTCTTCAACGTCAGCGAAAACTCCGTCTTTCCGTTTGAGATATTGGATAGGCAAGTTGGCTACACTTTCGCTCAACAGCTTCACGCATCGGAAAACCGTGGCGACACTAAGCGCCGATTGGCCGCCATAAACGAATAGCGGTGTGGCGCCGGTGCGGGCCTCACTGGGCGCCTGTGATTCGTTCTTGTGCGATTCACGTCTAAAAATATTCAAGAATTGCAGCCAAAGCCCCATTCCTATTACCATTGCTTTTATATCCCCAAAGATAATCATAAAAACAATGGATTAAAAATCTTATTTTCAGGCAATTGTTTGTGCCATTTCATTTGTTTTCTTTTGTTTTTACATAGCTTCCTTCTTATGTTTTGCATTAATATTATTTAACTATCTCTCATAATCTATGAAAAGCCGCTGACACATCAGCATGGTAATCACCCCGTCTATTTTCTGGGTTTCGGCCCGTTTTACAGGCTTGCAATTCTCAAGCTTATCTTTGTCAAGGACGGCGTTCCCGAAGCAATAATAGTTTATCGGATTATCATTGATGAAGATATATCCGTTTTTTGCCCCATGTTCAAAACTTCCCACCGGAGCTGTGAAATTCCCATACGTCTGTTTTACTGCTGTCAGAACATTGTCGGCGCCGGAGGCTGCAAGCATATTGATCACCTCCTGACTTTTCCATGCATCATACCCTATGCTAAGGATCCGGACGAATTTATTCAGGTAAAGCACATATTCGACTATTGTCCTATAGTCTATCACGTCACCTTTTGTCAGGATAAGATAACCCTTTTCCGCCCATACCCGATATAATCTTTCATTAGGATGTCCGGGCAATGCGCCCTCAGGGAAAAAATATGAAGTGTGATAATAGAATGTTGTCTTCGATCGGTCGTACATCCCCATCGTGACGGCGCTGAAGTCATCGCTTTCCGACAGGTCTATAGCGACCATAGCGTCAGGGCGTCCTTTGATGGCGTCAATAAGTATCGGACGGCTTATGTGTCGGGCAAGTGTGCTGCTGATCCAGCTCCGTTGTTCGTTCTCGGCATAGACGTTGAGCAACTTGGTGCGGAAAGCCAGCATGGCCTCCGACCCGTTCCTCAGCGCGTTCTTATATTCCTGACGATAGAAATCTATGCTTACGGTGACATCCATGTGCGGCTGCACCTTGCGCCATGTGCTTTCCTGATCTTCCGGATCATCCAAGTCCGGCTCAAAGATGTGGGCGAAGATGCTGTCATCCTCAAACTCTCCCAACAAAACCGATTTATAGCCTTGGAGCATTTCATAAAACGGGCCATCGAAGACATCGGACGCCGTTGTGATGATCACGGTTAACGGGTTATCCCGGACGCCCATTGACGTAGTTAGTACAGTCAGTAGCTCACTGTCACGCGCCTGGCTGAATTCATCCATAATAACGGTCGATGCGTTCAGACCGTCTTTCGTGCGGGCATTGGCAGTCAGACATTGAGCGAAGGCGTTTCGGTCCTTACGCTTGCTCTTGATCGTCTGTTCATTGACCGTGTATCGGCGTTCCTTTGGATCCAATTTTCTCATGCAGCCTCGGATCACGTCGAAACATTTCTTCGCCTGATCATTGCTGTTAGCGCCGGTGTAACTCTCTGCATTCGCATCACCATACAACAGATCGTCTATGGCCAATGACGCGCTCGATGTGGTTTTGCTGAATTTTCGAGGCACATACAAGACCGCTTCGCGAACGACACGGCGCCCGTTATTCCAAAAGCCATATATACTCGCGAACTGGAAAGTCTGCACAGGGGTTAGCGCGTAGTTCTGCAGACCGGCCTTGCCTGGGAAATGCAGATTCTCATACAATGTGAAGAATCTCCAAACTTCGGTCGCATTGATCCCATATTTGTCAGCCATCCTCAGGAATCTGGCAACCGCCAATTGCTCGAACAGGTTATGGCCGTCAGGATCCCCTGCGACATCCTTGACATACTTTTCAAGACGCGGGTCTATCTCTGACAACCGGTATTCTGAAATGTCGATCTTTCCAAGCTTTTCAGTTACATCAACCTTCGCTTGCTTCAGCCGGTCCCTTTCCTCTTCCGTCATCCTTCTCCCCTTCTGAAATGCGTTTTATGATGATTGGTTTTTTCCTGCCTGAGTTCTTGACTTTGTTGGTCAGATCTATCAACGGATCATCTTCATCTGTCCCTGTCAACTCCTCGGCAGTCAGCCCCAATGCCTTCATCTGGCGCGTGATCATGTCCTGCGCGTCTTTCGCGATCTTAAAAGCCGGATGAGGCGCCATCTTCTGACCGTAACGAGTGGTTTCATAGACGGTCGTTGTTTCCAATGAGTCAATCTCTCTGTTAGCGAGCTCCAGATTACGCATGGCGCTTGCAAGGCTGGAGATCTGCATATCCAACCCGCGACTATATATTTTGAGCGCCTTCATCTGACGCGTGATCTCCTTCCTATATTCCTCAATACTCTTAACCATTTGTTAAAATTTCTTAAGTTCTGCAAATCCAAAAAATAGCTCACAAACTCTCACCTATGGGGGCGAGGTTTCCAAAGGCCCTACCCCCATTTAAAAATCCCCCCCTCATCCGTCAAAGAATTTTTTAATAGCACCCGCAATCTGTTCAGCATTACGCCGTTGAGTTGCTTTCTTTCCGCTACGGCCCATCTCCGTGTGGATCTTGACATGGCAGTCATGGCAGAGCGCCATGAGGTTGCCCGGGTCATACATTAGCCTTCTCTTTTCCGCATAGTTGATTCCACTCTCAACAGGTTTGCGATGATGGACCTCCGTAGCCAGGGCTACACGATCTGTCTTCTGGCAGTTCTCACACAATGGATGGGCGGAGAGTATATCCCGACGGAGCATAAGCCATCTTCGAGAATGTATCAGTTTCCGATAATCCTTATCCTTTGCCATAGCTTATTTTTTTATATAAGATTTGATTTTGTTGATATATGTTGGTGGCACATAGTAATTAAAATCGCCGCGCTCAAGAGCTTCAATCTCCGCTGTAACATCTGCAATTTTAGCTTCGTTATCCGCCTTAGCCATACCGAACAAGTCATCCTCAATTTTACCCATGCGAAGCTTTTTTAGTTTGATATTCTTGGAGCGGAGCAGGTTCTTTGTCCGCTCACTCACATACTCACATCCGCACAAGCAGCTTTGCTGAGCACAGATGATTAGCTCAACCTTTCGACGTGGATTGGATTGTTTGACAATAGCCACAAGATATTCAAAATACCATTTCCATTTCTCCACGAGACACATCGGCATATCGTATCGGTAATAGATTGTGGCTTCTGCAAGGCAGCCGGCATAGATTACTATTTTGACTGCTACGCCATCTTTGTATCTCATGCCAACTCATCTTTTACGAGCACGAAATAAACATACTTTTTATCCTCTCTGTTTCGTGCTAAACATTTATTATTTGGGCACTTCCCGTGATAACCTGCGTTAAGCCCGAAACAGCAATCATCGCAACTGTTCTCAAGCAAATATTCTTTTGCCATCACACGGTATCCGTTAATCATGCCGATACCTCCGATGGGTATTTCTTTACTCTTTTTCATCTATACCTCCTTTCTCAATTTCTTCATACAGCCAAATCTCTATATTTCCATGTCGATAGTCAAAAGACCGCATCAAACCTGCAAGCAGAGCCTTATCCTCGACATCGAAATTATATAATTTCTGCGGTAACGTATATTCGCCTTTCTGTATAGGACAATAAGGAGAACCATCCGTGGATCCGTAAGAAAAGCCATGTTCACAAAGCCATTCTTGCGCATTCCACATTGCCCTAAACGTTTCAACACTTCCTTTGAATATTTTTTTGAATTTAGGCGATTTAGGACGATATGAGTTACTATGCTTTCTCATTTCACGCCTCCTTTCTCGCACTCGGCCATGATAGCGTCAGTTATTTGCAAAGATACTTTTACCATTTCTTTTATATTGTCCTCCCGGTATTTTTCTGAAAGAGAATAATATTCACTTTTAATTATGTGTTCAATAATCGTCGTTGCTATATTTAGCCTGCGCTCTTTTGCGAAGCTGTCTTTGAGGATGTTATCGAACTGTTTATCAACATCTTGTGGTTTTAATTCCGTCGAATTCGACGGGTTTTGATTTTCTTTCAGCTCGGTGTAGGGTTCGAGGTCGGATTCCAGCGCATCGTGCATCATAATATCCCCATCGGCTTGTCGAAGTGTATAGTGATATTGGCCCGTTTTACATTCGACTATGTATATTTTTCTGTCATAGCGGTAACGTACAATATCTCCTTTCTCAAACTTCGGCTCGGCTGGCTTCGGTTCTTCATCCGGCAGGCACATGGAACCGAAAAGAGCAGCAAATGACCTTGGCATAACGTCTAAGATGTAGTGCGCCGCGTCTTGCCAATCGTCAGCATCGTGCGCATCCATTATAGCCTTGAAGATTTCGCCTTGGAGTGCGTCTATCTGCTTACGGCTCACGCAGAGCATTTCATCCACTCCCTCCGCGTCAGAGGTGAGGTTGTCGTAGCCGAAAAGTTTTATAAACTGACCGATACTTTCAGCCTCAGCGCAAGTTTTATACATTCGCTTCACTTCTTTTTTGAATTCTTTCGGAAAGCAGTTCCACGCTTTATTTTGAAGTTCTTTATTCATTGTCGTTAATTTTGAGATTTTCTTTGCCAAATAGGTTTTCAAGCAGCTTCATTCGGGCAACGTCTTTTGATTGAGCTTTGTCGCCCGTACGTTTCTTATGATCGCTCAGGACACATTCGTTGGTATGGTAACGACATTGCATTTCGCGCTTTTCTTCATCTGTAAGACGATTCCAAAGTGAGGTGTCGGCGTCCTTCTCCTGCTTGCAAATGTAAAGATTAGCTCCAGATTCAAAGGCTTGCTCCATGTCGTAGGCATCCCATGCTTTTATTGTTTTGTCGAAGTCACGCATGGTAGCATCTTCTTCTTTCTTGACATTGTGTCTTGCTTGCTGACGAGTGAGAACGTATTCTTCTGCCGCCTTTTCAATCTCCTCCTGCGAGATTGCCTCGGTCTGCTTGCCGAGGGCGTAGGCGCGGTCGAAAGCGTAGCTAAATGTCTCGGCTATGTAGTCATGTGGAGTTTCGCAGTCATGCAGTTTGCAGAACTCTTGCAAGCACTCGCGCTTCTTCTGTTCGTAGTCTTTGTTTGCCATAATTAATTATCTTTGGGTTGGTAAGTGCCGCATGATTTTTACCCTTTCAAAAAATTGCCTTGCGACCATAGAAAGCTGAGAGAACAATGTGCATAGGTCCGAGGTAAGGAATATCGTAGAATTCAGGAATGAGATATAGATTTTCAATTCCATATACAACAGGCCGAGGTCGTTTTGGTACAGTATCTTTAATGAACCGAGGCTTATACCACGGTGCATCAACGTACAGATAATCGAGAATGATTAATGGCACGCCTAAGCAATGGCCGTCAGAACCGGCGAGATCAATTAGAACTTCGTAGTCAATTTCCATAGTTAGATCAAGCTGTTTTTTTTATGTATTTCCTTGGATCTATCTCTCTTAATAAGAGAAGTGCAGAGCGCCTCGCACAATTTGCGGGCTACTGTCACCTCTACAGCATTGCCGATGAATTTCTTCTGCTCCGCCTGAGTGCCTATGAGCACATAGTCCTCGGGAAATCCCTGAATCAGCTTCATCTCGTCAATGCGGAGCATGCGCATATAGATGTCAACGATATTGTAGAGCTGCATGAACTCCTTTATCCTTACAGTCATCGGTGAGTCGTCAGCGGAAATCTCTATCTGGAGAGCGCCATGCTCCACGGTTACAAATGAAGGAGGCCTCTTATCCATGCGGGCAATAAGGGTAAAGCAAGGATCATCAACCGAGCTGCCGGCGGATGCAAACTGAGGATTGACAAGATAATGCCATTTGCGGTTTGCCGTTACAGTATGCGCGGGTTCGTCAATGGAATGACCTACATTGTTGAAACCAGTGTCCATTACCCAGGGACTGACGGTTACAAGATTTAGTTTCGGATTAGTGGTAAGTGTGGCTGCTGCGGTATCTACTGAAGCGGAAGTGCCATTCCCATACTGCATGTCAAGGAAGTGCGTGCTTATCAGAGCGAATCGGTCAACAGTCGTGACAGTGGGACATGGTTCATATACGGAATGATTGTTCCCGTTGCTGTAATAGGCGGTTATAAATGCGTGGTGGTCTCGGCATGTGATCGTTCCTGCCGGACTGTCAAGGCCGATGTTCTTGCCTTCCGGAGATCCTCCGAACTGCTTGGAGAGGAATGAGACGGAGGCAAGGCCGAGACGGTTCTGGGTGGCCACTGTCGGGCATGGATCATCAAGTGAAGGAGGGATGTATTTGCCATTCCTGCTCATGGAATTGTATTTGACAAGAAAAGCATCTTTCCCTCCGGCCACGAATTTGATCAGACCGGCATAAATACGCTCAAGAGTCTTTTCTGCCAATGGTTTCTTGCGGCCGAAAATCGAATTTCCTTCATCCGAGAAATCCAGAACTTCGCGTACCGGACGCCACTTTTTCAGGGTCGGGAACAGCCCGGGGATCACTTTCTTGCAGTGGGTCGGTTCGGGGAAGACGATGGGGAGTCCATATTTCGCGAAGATTCCGAAGAAACGTTTACGGGTAGTGAGGGCTCCATAATCGGCGGCATTGAGAATGCGATGCTCGAAGTCATATCCATAGCGCTTCACATTACGGATCCAACGCAGATAATCGCGCCCTTTGTCGCGACTTACCGGGCGACCGTTGGCATCAAGAGCACCCCATGACATGAATTCTTCCACGTTCTCGATCTGGATATAATCAGGATCGATAGTCTCGATATATCGGAAAAGATGTTCAGCGAGTGTACGGCTGTCGGCGTCGCGTGGCTGACCGCCTTTCGCCTTACTGAAATTCGTACATTCAAGAGAAGCCCAGAGAACTACGAGCGCTTCGGGATTCTTTTGGCGGCACTTGGCTACATGGCCGAGAAGCGGAGAAAGCTCCAGCGTGCGGATGTCTTCGGTGAAATGCAGCGCGCCGGGGTGGTTGATTGCGTGTGAGGCTATGGCGTTCGGATCGTGATTCACGCAGGCGATAACTTCCGCGCATTGTTCTCCGTTCAGTTT